AGCGGAGCCGGCGGAAGTCGAGCCGTTCGGGATCGCGATCGGCGCGCGGACGTATGACGTGCAGGAAGTCGAAGCTCTGCTCGCGCTTGGTGGGGTCGCCGGCGGCCTCTGCGACCTTGGGCGGGAGATTTTCGGCGCCGAGTCCTGCGCGGCCTGCCGCGCCGTCAGCGAGTATTTCCGCCAGGGCGAGTCGATGCGGCCGCGAAAGTCCTGTTTCACCAGCATTTCCGACATGTGGAACTGCGATAGTAATTGCCGTGGCCGGACCAATGGCGGTCATGAACGGGGCGCTGCCATAGGTGCCGAGCGAGCGCACCGCCTCGATCGCCGCCGTTTCAAAACCCGGCGTCGGACGCATAGCGCAAAGCAAACAGCCGATCGGTCGCGTTACTCGCACCAGCGCTGGCACCGCTGGCACTTTGTTGAGCTCGCCATCGATCGTGACCAGGCCATGCCAGCGCTGCCCGCGCGGCATCAGCATCCCCATGATCGCCGCCGTGAAGCGGTCGAGGCCGAGCGCGGCGGTGTGATCGAAGATGTCGAGACCGCGATGCCGGCGCGAGCCGACAATGCCGCCGTTCCAGCTGCCGGAGTTGATCGGATTTACCCGATCGTCCACCTCGCGCCAGTCCGCTTCATACGCGCTGCGCTCAGCCTCGAGGCCGGGCAGCTCGTGCAAAATCTCGTCGATCTTCGATTGATCCGCCACCGCCCGGCTCCTCCCTGTCGCTTAGCCGAACACCAGCGTGCCGCGCCGGAACTCGACCTGCTCGTTTGTCACCAGGCTGAGCGGTGCGGCGAGCTCGCACGCGTCGATCACGCCGTCCTCGGCCATGAGCAGCGCGTGCGAGACGGCCACCTGCCGCCGAGTGCGGCTGTGTTGACCGGCACGTCGCGGTCGACGATCACGCGCCCGCCCGACAGGCGCAGCCCGCCAAAGCCGAGATCGGTGCGGCCGATCTCGACGAGCGGCGCCTTGGGGCCACCGAACGCGAGCTGCAGCGCCCCGTCCGGGAAACTTAGGATCAGCTCGGAAAGGCTTCCGGGCGCCGGGACGGGCGGCCAGGCGCATGCGGCACCGCCGGCGGATTGCGGGGATCGTCGGCGGGCCCGTTCGCATTGCCCGGCGCGCCGCCGGGCATGCCGTTCGCGGGCTCGAGCGCCGCGATCGCGGCGTCGATTGCGGCAAAGGCGCCCACCCGCGTCTTGCCGCCTTCCTCCGCCGCGCGTAGCGTGCGCAGCTGCTCGACGGTCAGCGCCGGATCGGCGGCGTCGATGGCTAGAGTCAGATCCTCGATCGATTGATCCAGCAGGGCCAGAAGCTCTTCATTGGTCATGTCAAGTTTTTCCTTTGTCTTAGCTGCCGAGCAGTTCCTTGGCGCTCACGGGGCCGGCCTCGGCGCCGCCTCCCCGGTGATGATGTCGGCCGCGCCGCCCCGGCGACGGCGCAATTCGTCCCGCCCGCTGGGCAGCTTCCCGCGCGGCATCGCGCGTCGGCATGCTCAGCGGGACCGCTGGCGGCGGCAGCTTCGGAGTCTTGGGGATCAGCCCCAGCGCCTTGAACGGCGCGGCAATCACCTTCCCGATCGGTTTCATCTTGCTCCTCCCCAGGGGTCATAATCGGCCGCGACGGTCACCTTCGCGCCCGCCGGGCGCTGCGATCCGCGGATGTCGGAAACGACGTGCTCGCCCTCGAGCGCGGCATATTGCTCGGCGTCGGCGACGTGCGTGTAGATCGTGTTCGCAATCTCCAGGTGGCCGCGCGTCTCGCCCGTCCGAGCTCGGCCTTCTGGTAGCGATACCCGCCGACATGCGCCTTGATCAGGAACTTGCAGCTCGGATCGACCGCATAGCCGTCACGCTGGCTCTGGACGCTCCAGATCGCCTCGTTGCGCAGCGCCGCGCGGTTTGACTTCGCGCGATGGACCCGCAGCCCCAGCGCTTTCTGGAATGCGAGCAGCAGTCATGCTCATTGTCCTGGCGATCGTCCCGCCGCGAAAGCCGCCGATCGGCAAACGACGCGCACATTCTCGACCGTGAGCCCCGGAAACGGTCGCTCAGCATTTGCTTGACCTTCTTGCCGAACGCCGTTGGGCGACTTTCAGCAGCGATCGGCCATCCTCGCCGATGTTCACGACTTCGGGGAGTGATCGGAGCTCGCCATAATCGTCCGCTGCGTCGCCACCGCGGCCGCGAACAGGCCCTGGTCGACGCCGACGATCAGCTTGCGCCGGCGGTCCCACTCGATGGCCGCCATGGCGGTGTAAGGAAATCGGCATTGACCGGCTGCCCGTGCTGCAGCGGCACCGGCTTGTGTCGACATGCGATCGACGTAGCGGGCTTGTGCCGGTTCGCCTGCGACCTGAAGCGTAATAGCCGCGCCCCGCGGCAGATTGTGGCAGGTTTCGCTTGGGGGTGCCGCGCCGGGCTGGATGAACTTGTCGATCAGCGGACGTCCCCGCAGCACGGCGGCGAGGTCGGCACGGTCCTGTTCGTCCAGGCGGCGAGGCTCTCCTCCATCAGCAGCCGGTAGATGTGGTTGTCGATGTCCGGCATGTTGAGCGACAGGATGATCTGCGATCGACAACCAGCGTCGGATCGAGGTCGGAAAAGAGCGCCGACACGGACCGTCAGGTAGGGCACCAGCGCTTCCGGCTGCAGATCGGCTTCGTCGACGATGACGGCGTTCACATTTCCCAGCCGCGGCACGCCTCTTCGACGATTGATCGCCGATCGCGCGAACTCGAATTCGATGTCGAGCACGTCGGTCGGGCGGCGTCCCGCAAATTTCCCGCCACGCCGAGACACTTGCGGACGAGTGTGTGAATGGCGCGCGCCAGCTGAACTTGCCTCACGCTCCGGCACGATGTTGAACCAGATCTTGAGCGTGGTGCTACTGCAGGCTCGGATAGCTCTCGCGAATGACGCCGATCGGCCTTGCGCCAGGTGACGCCGTTTTGTCACTCGTTGCCCTTCTGCTAGCGCGCCGACGCGAACGACTCCCTTTTGCAGCGGCCGCCATCGTCTTGCCGGAGCCGACCGGACCGATGATCCCGCAAATGAACGCGCGCGCGAGACGCATGAACGCGTCGCGATCGGACCCGGCGAACAATCAGCGGCGCGGCGAGACTGGAGCGGGATCATTCGCCGCCCTCCCGATCGTCATCCACCGCCAGAAATCGGCGGTACGATGATGTCGCCGATCTCCTCGCGACTGTAGAGTGACGCTTCGCATGAACAAGTCGGCGACGCCGTTGAAGGTCATGTCGACCGCGACCGGCTTCTTGCTTTCGAAATACGGCATCAGCCCCTCCGACGCGCGCAGTCCGAGGCTCTGAGCGGATCGTAGGTGAGGGTCACCTCTTCGAACGTGACCATCGTCGGGCTTGTCTTGCCGCCCTTAATGACTAGGTGACCGTTCGGCCGGCTGTTCTCGATCAGCACTTCGCGGCGTCGCCTGGATCTGCATCATCGTGATGCCGGGATGCTGCCCGAAGCTCAGCAGTAGCGTGCGAAATCGTCGGTCCGCTTGTTTCGGGAGCCTTTGGGGCGGCCGCGCTTCTGCTCGCGGGCATGGCTGAGCACGGCGAACGTCCCGGCGTCGGGGCCGAGCTGCTCGCGTGCCTCCATCATCTCTTCCGGCGAGACCGGATCGAGCATGTCGAGCTGCTCGGCGCTTTGCTGCGCATTCAGGACCATTGCCTTCGCGTCGGCCAGGACGTCACCCGACCAGCTTGCGGTCGCGGTTTCAGGCGTTGACATGGCAGCGCCTCCGCCCAGTCTGAGCCCGCCCAAAATCAACATCAGCGACACAGCGGGAAACGCCCTATCCCCGACCCGTCCGCCATTTTTGGAAACCCGCAGCGCCACGCCGGTCGAGCTCAAGCGGACAGCTGAACCTTGAACCCCTGACCCCGTTTCGCGTGATGAGGGTTGGGCAGTCCCTCGATCTCCGAACGATGCAGGCATGAGCGGGACGCTCGTTCCAAACTCAGAAAACCGGCTGTGCCGAGGTGCAAGGGGATCGGCCGCGCGGATTGGGGGGGGTGCCGGGGCCTCTCCGGCGGTCGCCAGGACGCCGCCGCTCGCCAGCCTAGGAGGCTTACGACACGCCGACAAAAGGCGAGTGCGAACAGCGACATAGGCCGGTCGTTCCAACGCGCCGGTTCCAACAGACGCTCCGGCCAGCCCGCAAACCCGCAGAAATCCGCCATTCCCGCCCGCGACCAGGCCGAGCTCCGCGCCGGCCCGATCGCCCAGGCCACGCGCCCCGAAGCCTGAAACTTTCGCCGCGCACCGCCAGCAAACCACCGCAGATCGAGCAGCTGGACGGCTCCGACCGAATATCCGCCCCTTATTATATTCCGCCCGGCCGAGCCGCCGCCGAGCGCGCCGCCGATCCCGGCTCCGCTTGTTACCGTGTTACCGCCCTCCGCTCCCCCGAGTAACAGCGCGCGGAACAGCGAAGCCACTGAGCAATAAGGATAATCTTCTCTGTTACCGATGTTACTATGAATAGAGAGAGATACAGGCGCGTACGCCCGCGCTCGCCCGCATATATGTAACGCCCGTCCCGATGGGTAACACGGTAACAAGCCCCTTAAACCGTCCCGAAACAACGACTTAGCCGTTACCAGCGAAGTTACCGCACCCGGTAACACGGTAACAGCAAGCATGCGCGAGCCCGCCGCTTGGACATTGATTGAATTCAAGGGTTTGAGGCAAAGGTTTGAGGCGCAAAAAAAGAAGCGCGAACGGGTCGGGGTTCGAGGCGCGCCACGCGCAGAGCTTCCCCTCGACGCGATCGGGAAGATGGACGCGGACGCACCGGCGCTGCTTCGCAGCACCTGTCCGCGAGCGCGGCATATGGCCGCGCTACACACGCTCCGCCTCCATTGCCGCCGCCGCGGCCTCGATCTCGGCCTCGACGCGCACCGTCTCGCGGTGCCCGTCCGGATCGAACATCGCGTCCACCGGCACCAGCGTCACCGCCATCAGCTTCTTGGCGATGCGCTGGCGTTCGTTCGGCACCGCGCCGGGCACGCGCTTCAAGGATTGCGCCCAGCCGCCGCCGGCCGCCGCCGATCCCTTCCACGGCGTCTCCGCGAACAGCCGCCCGAGCCCTTGATGCGCGTTGGCGATCACGATGTAGGCGCGACCCGGTACCGGCTGCACCCGCTCGCGATCGAGCGGCCCGTCGCGGGCTTTGCCGACGAATATGCCGAGCCCGATCTTGGCGAGCTGCTCGCGCGCCGATCGCCGTCGCTCGTCGGCTTCGGCCGCGATGTCCGGCGTCATCGCCTGGTCGACCCAGTCGGAAATCAGCCGTTGCTGGCCGTGCCCCGCCAGCTGCACCAGCGTCGTGCCGAGATGATGCAGGCACCGATCGCCGTCATTGCCGTTGTCGCTGAGTTCGGCGAGGTTCGCGGCCGCGAGCCGCCTGCCCCAGATCGCGAGCTCCTCCTCGTCCGGCGCGCCGTCGTCGAGCACCAGGTGCGCGGCGGCGAGCAATGTGCCGAACACGTCAGCGCCGCGCGCCTTGTGCCCGCCATAATCGATCAGCGCTTCGCGATAGGCTTCCAGCACCGGCTCCCAGCGGCTCCATTGATCGACCAGCCGCCGGGTCAGGGCCGCGCACATCGCGCGCTTCTCGCTCGCCTTGATCTTCGGCGCGCGCGCGCCCGCCGGCAGTTCCTTGAGCTCGAGCACGACGAAGCGGCTCTTGTCCGCGGGCACCAGCGGCGGGATCAGGATCGAGGAAAAGACGAAGTTCGACCGCGCGGTGAATTTGACGCCCTGATGGTCCTGGCCGCCCTTGCCGATATCGTCGCCCGACGCCGCGATCCGCGCGAGGCTGAGGATCGCCTGCAGCTTGCGGTCGTCCTCCTCCGCTTCGGTTTCGTCGAGCAGCACCGGCAACGTGTCCTGGCCGAGCAGCTGACGGATCGCGGCTTCGGTCGCCGATCCCAGCTTGAGGAGCCCGCCGTCGAACAAGGCCTTGATCAGGTCCATCAGCGTCGACTTGCCGGTCCCGGCGCCGCCCGTGATCCAGATCAGGGTGCGCCAGTCGAGCGCGCCGCCGAGCCGGGCGATCGTGATCCACCCCAGCGCCAGCCGCGCGTCGATCCCCGGCCGCGACCAGTTCCAGGTGCCGAGCCATTTGAGCAGCTCCTCGGCCGCGTTGACCTCGGTTGCGCGCCCGTCCTCGTCGATCGTGAATGTCGGCTTGGGTCCGGGGCGCGGGATCGCCGGCGCGGTCGGATAGACCATTCCGTCGATCACGCCCGGCTTCTGCCAGCCGCCGCCCGCAAGCACGTGGTTGCCGCAATGCAGGATCAGCCGGCCGTCCTCGTCGGTCCAGGCGCCGCGCCCGCGCACCTTGTCGCGCGCATTCCACACGCCGCGCGTTGCCGCGACCTTCATCAGCTCCATGGAGACGTCGTCGGCGCGCCAGCCGGTAACGATCCATTCCTCATTGCCGTCCTCGTCCTTGACGAGCTTCTTGCGCGGCCATTGGTCGAACAGATATTGCGTGTAGGGCGCGAACATGCCGACGATGTGCTTGTTCGCCACCTTGTCGGCGGCGAGCCCGCGCAGCTCGCCAAGCGCGGTCAGAAAATAGAAGATGTTGCCCTCGGTGCCGAGCGGCTCGACCGGACAGCCCGGCGGCATCACCGCCGGCGGCGCGCCGTCCCCGTCCGGCTCGCGATCCCCGAAATCCGCCCAGAATTGGTCGACCGGCTCCGCCGCCGAGGCGAGCACGTCCGAAACGGAGCGAAGATGCCCGCCGCTCACGTGCGCCCGCTCCAGCTTGCGGCAAGCGTTTCCATCGATGACGGCGCGTTCTTCAAATCGAGCCTGAGCGGGCGCCGAACCGGCGGCGCCCGCTGTTCGTCCGCCAGGGGCAAGCCCGGCACCGCCGCTTGTGGGCAGATTGCCATGCGCGTCGCCCGCCAGCGCCGCGCCCGGTTGAAGTCGTGCCGGGTCAAACGCCGGCGCGCCGACCCCGCGCAAGTATCGCTTTCGTGGGCGCGCATCACGCCGCCGCCCGCATCGCCTGAGCGGTCCGCATCGCGAGCTCGTTCAGATCCTTGTAGCCCGGCGGCGCCGGCGCGACCTTGACGGTGCGTCCCTTCGCCCGCTGCGCCGCGACCGCGCGGCCGAACGCGCGGTCCGCGTCCGATCCCGGCGGGTCGTTCTGCCGGAGCAGCACCAGCGCGCCCATCTGCGGCGGCAGCTCGAGCGCGCCGAAGTTCGCGACCGAGATCGCGCAGATCACGCGCAGCGCCGGGTTCGCGCAGGCGGCGGTCAAGCCATCCTCGATCCCTTCCGACGCATAGACGTCCGTTCCCGCGGGAATGTCGCGCAGCGGCATCTCCCCGCACGCGCCCTTCCACAGCGGGATATGCGCGCCGTCATAGGTGCCCATCACCTTCTTGGGCTTCCACGCCTTGGCCTCGATCGCTGCCGGCCGCTCGGCCTTGCCGCTGCCATCGGGCGCCAGCCAGGTCCGGTGCGTCGCGACATGGCTTCCGTCGAGGCCGACCACCGCAGCCAGCATCGCCGGGCCCGTCCAGGCGCCCCGGCCGAACCCATATTGCACCGCCTCGCCGAACCGCAGCACGCCCGGCGAGCGGCCGAGCAGCCGCAGGTCGATCTCGCGGCCGATCAGATAGGCTTCCGCGATCGTGCCCGCGATCGGCGCGCCGGCCAGCCAGCGCCGCCGCGCCCGCTCGCGCATCCGCGCCTCCTCGCGCTCCGCCTCCTCCGATCGCCGCTCGGCCGCGGCCTTGATCTCGATCCGGTGACGCTCGATCCGGTCCGGGTCGCGCTCGTCCAGGTTGAGCCACGACTTCGCCCAGGCGACGGCATCGCCCAGGTCGCCGTTGAACAGGGCGCATGCGATCAGCCAGAGCAGGTCGCCGCGGTCGCGCCCCGCCACCGTCCCGCCCGCCATGTCGCGCCAATTGCCGACCTTGGGGCCGGACAGGCGAACGAACAGGCTCTGCCCCGGCTCTCCCGCCAGGCTGCCGACCCGGAACAGGCCATGTTCGCGGCGGCCATTGGGGAACAGCTCGAACGCGAGGCTCTCCGCCCGGCCCTTGAGCATCTCCTCGATCTCGGAAACCGACAGCAGGGACCGGGTCCCCGCCAGAGTACCACTTTGGCTGGATCGGCTCATCGGAAGCCTCCGCCCAGGCGCAACCGCCGCCGCATCTCGACTGCGCCGGCCTCCAGCGCCGCGTCGATGCCTTGCGCGCTCATCGCGATCACGCCCGCCACGATCGCGATCCCCGTGCGCGCATTGACGATCGCCGCCTGCCCCGCCGCCGCGATCGCGCCGGCCAGCGCCGCCGCCCGATATTGCGCGTTCACCGCGATCGCCTGCGCCTGCAGCACCGCCTGCGCGACGCCGATCGCCGCCGTCCAGCGGCGATTGAGCGTCACCGCCTGCCCGGCCGCGGCGAGCGCCACGGGCGCCACCGCCGCCCGCGTCTGCCGGCTTACCGCCACCGCCTGCTCGGCCAGGTCGAGCGTGGCCGGGGAGACCGACGCCGAAAAAGCCGGGCTGCCCCACACCGCGATCGTGAACGCGACCGCGCGAACGCTCGTATTGGTGAAGGCTCCGGGATCCTCGATCTGCGTCGCCAGCTGCCGCGTCGCGCCCGACGAACTCGCCGAGCTCGAATTCGCGCCGGCCTGGGTGACGAGCCCGGAATAATTGGCCGGCGCGGCGGTCGGCACCGTTGCCCCGGACGCCGACATCGCCGCGATCCAGAAATTGTCGCGAACCCCTCCCGCATCATGGCTCGGCGGGTTGGCGTTCGATCCGAGCGCGGCCGGGTTGAAGCCGGTCGCGCTGCACTCCGTCGCGAGCGCTGAGAAGCGCCAGGCCATGTGGCTGAACAGGGTCGCGTTCGCCACCGTGAAGGTCGGGGTTTCCGTCGTCGCGGTCGCCACCTTCGAATAGATCGCGCCCGACGTATTGTTGTTCGGCCCGGCGAAGGCCTTCTTGGTCCACCCCGGCGTCGAGCAGCCGATATCGGCATTGCCGCCGAGGCAGCTCACCAGCACGGCGACGATCTGGCCCACCGTGCAGCCCGCGATCGACGGCGAATAGCTCGTGCTCGACGTCGTGCCGCTGTTCGAGCCCGAAGCGCTGCCGAGGGTGGAAAACGCCATCTCAGGTCCAGTTCAGCACGCCGGTCGCGGCGCTGCCGTCCAGGATCACGTCGCCGGCCACCGTGCCGAAGTCGCTCGCTTCGGCCATCCGCATGATCAGCGGCGACGTCGCGGGATTGCCTGTGTCCTTATACCAGATGAACACCCGCCCATTGGTGAAGCCGCCGGCATTCTGCGCGAAGGTGAGATCGTCATGCGCGAACTCGGCATTGTCGCCGTCGAGCACCATCGTCTTGTTGGCGACGGCCGCGCCGCCGGCCGCATAACCGGCGCCGGACACTTCGTTGGAGCCGAGATCGGCGAGAAAGGCGTGGCCCGACGAATAGATGTAGGACGCGGTCCGGATCGTGACCTTGATCGTGTCGGTGTCGAAATCGACCGGCGCGTTGCCGTTATTCTGCCGGAGCTTGTGCTGCGGAAAGACGGAAGGAACGCCCATTTATTCGGCCCCACCTTGATCGGCGGACAGCCGCAGCAGCTCGGCGTTGTAGCGCGCGCGCCAATAGTGCAGCTGCGCCTCGAGCGCGTTCTTGCGCTCCGGCCCCTTCTCATTCTGCGCGATCGCCAGCGTGAAACGCCGCACATGGAAGGCCATCCGCTCGGCGTCGGTCCGCTTCGGCTGCCCGTCGCGCCCGAACGCCGGCGGCGCGCGCTTCGGCGCGTCCGGCTTCGCGTCCGGCTTCTTCTCGGGCTCGGGCTTCTGCTCCAGCTCCGGTGCGGGCTTTCGGCCCAACAGGCGATCGGTCCACAGCATCAGATTTTCGCGATCGCCTGGAACGTGCAGCCCGGGTCGACTTCGAAATCGACCCTGACGCCGGCCTTTAGCAGGAAGCTGTTCTGGTCGGCCGTCGCCGCGCCGCCATGCGTCACCTGGAAGCGCGCGTCGCTGTCGGCGATCACCGAAAACGCCTCGCATTTCGGATCGAACGGCACCGCCGCCACCCCGAACGCGTGCTTGCTGTTGCCGAGCGCGGGCAGCCGCCCGAGCGGCAGCGCCTCGCCGCCGCGCGCCCGCGGGCGGACATATTGCGTGATTTCGATCTCGGCCATCAGTCCGTCACTCCTGCATACGAGTCATGCGCCGCGATCAGCGGCGCGAGCACGCCGACCAGGCCGCGGGCGAACGGCACGGTGACCGCCAGCGGCTCGGCCGCGATCCCGGCTACGCACAGCAGCCACGCGCCGTCGGGACCGCGCATCATGAAAGCGGACAGACTGCCGGTGAGAGTTGCCAGCGGAACGGGGTCCGGGGGGTTGCCCGTCCCGCTGGCCCGGTCCGCCACGGCAGAGCCGTGACGGGGTCCGGCGGCCTCGGCGGGTAAACAGGGGGAAAACCCCGCCTCGGTTTCGATGTCGCTCACAAAGCGCCGCCTTCGCGAAAGGCCCGCAATTCATCGGCAATCGGATAGTGCGGCAGCTCGCGCCCGCGCTCCGCGCCCAGCGTCTCGTCGAGCATTCGATCGAGCCGTTCGTTGATCGCCCGGCGCCACAGCGCCGCGCCCACCAGCCCGGCGGCGATCAGCGCGATGATGATGACGCCCACCCCGGCCACGGCTAAGTCGCCGCGCTGGGGCGCATGTGCGCCGCGCGAGCTGCCGATGAGGTCCGGATCATGCTGATGCTGAACGACGGGCCGGTCATGGCTCGCCCCGTTCTGCGGCTTGTTGAGCCCGAAGAGCCTCATAGTGACGATTGACGGACAGGCACCAGTCGCGGAGGGCCGCCATGCGGTTCGGCCAGTCGTCGCCCGCCGCGAAGCTCCGGCTGGGCGCCAACGACCGGTCTAGCGCCGCCTCGTGCGCCTCCGGCGCGAACACCGGCCGCACGACGCGACGGCTTGGGCCGCGCCGGAGCAACGCGAACAATGCCGCGCCGGTCGCGCCGAGCAGGATGGCCGCAGCCAGCCTCACCGCCGCACCGTTGACTTGTAGGAAACAAAACAGGAACATGGCGGCAGGAACAGCCCCGCCCGAGTCGCGGCGCGTGCGGCGCGTAGGATTTTTCCTACGGGATGTAGGAAATGGATAGGAGTGAGAAATGCCCGAGCCATCACGCCGCCTGGTCCAGTTCGGCCAGCTCAGCATCGCGTTCGAACAAGGGCGCGGGCGCCGCGTCCAGCTGCAGCTCGGGTCCGTCGAGATCGGGCAGGTCGTAAAAGTCGTTCGGCGTTACGGCGCCGGCGGTGAAGCGATAGATGCGCGGCATGTACGTCCGGTCAGGGACGCGGCGCCCGCTCTCCCAATCGTACCATGTTCCCCGAAAGGTCCCCACGCCCGCCGCTGCGGCATCGAGCGTAAGCACGGGGTCTTGCTCGAGCCGCCACTTGCGAAGTGGATGGGTGGACGCATCAGCCATACGCGAACTTGTAAGCGGAGCGCGAACATGGCACAATCAGCTGTTCGCATATCGGAGCCTATTTTTGTGTCCGCGCAAATCATACGATTGCAGAGCATGGCGGACGCTCCGAACAGGATCCGGGAATTACGGCTCGCGCGCGATTGGTCCCAGGACAAACTCGCGAACGAAGTCGGCTGCTCGAAGCCTCAAATCAGCGATCTTGAGCGTGGCAACAAGCCGCTCACGGTTGAATGGATGAGGCGTATTTCGAGAGCCCTGACCAGCTCCGAAGCGCCGATCTCGCCCGCCGATCTGCTCAGCCAGGGTGACAATCCTCTTTTGCTGTCGGACGCCGAACGCGAGCTGATCGAACGCCTGCGCTCAGCAACACCGGAGCAGCGGCACAATGTCGAGCGAGTCACCGAGGCACTCATCCCCGACGGTCGCCGCCAAGCCGCCGCATAAGCTGCGTACTCTCGCGGCAACCGTGGTTGCCCTTCTTGTGTCCACAACCGTGACGATGCTCGCGAATTTGCTGCTGCCGGCCCTCAACTTGCTTCCGCTCGCCGTTCCCATACTCGCAGGCGCCGCTGGTCCGGTGGCCGCGTACGCAGCATGCTCCAGGTTGGCGCCATATAGTGGAAAGGTCGTCTGCTCTGCTATTGTGGCCTGGTGCCTGATAGCTCTCTCCGGCGTTTGGATCGACTACGCAGAGCAGGGCTTAGTTGTGCGCCAAGCTCGCGGGCTGCTTGAGGTCGCAGCGATCATAGCGGCCGCTTTTTCCCTCTTTTGGCGGTCGCGTTAGTCTTGAGTTCGCTCCCTGAATGGGAACTCTGGGCTGTTGCGCATCATACGATCAGTCGGCACGGCTCAGGGGCGGCGGTTTTTCGCAATCGAGCGTATCTGCGAATTGACCTTGCAGGGCGACGAAGACGGGGCAATTGTCTGGACGATGATTGCCGACCGCATCGAGAAGCTCCAGCGCCCGCCATCTACAATCATGTAAGCTAAGCGCTTACATTTTCGCTTGACAGTGTAAGCGCTCCGCGAACATATCTGCCTTCCGTTAACTCGGAGGCAACAATGTTCGTCCCCACATCCGCCGATCTCCGCCCCGGCAGCCAGAGCTGCTCGCTTTGGTACATCGCCGGGCGGCTCGGCTATCGCGAAAAGGCTGAAACCTGGCTCGTCGCCTATGTGAGCGAGCTCATCGCCGGCGACGGTTTTCCGCCGCCGCTCCCGCTCTACCGCGCGCTCCATTCGGTGAGGCCCGTCAGGCTCGACAAGGTCACCGCCTCGCACCGCTGGAACCGCGACGCCGTCGATGCCTGGTTCGACGGCACCATCCCGCCGCCGCTCGTCGAGGCGCGCAACGACAACGTCGCCGCCCGCTTCGCCGCCCAGCTCGATGCCCGCGCCAACGCGATCGCGGGAGCGGCGGCATGAACGCCCAGCGCAAGATCGTCCCGGACCGCGATTTCGTCGAGCTCAAGTCGGTCATGACGGTCGCTGGCCGCTCCGGGCAGCCCTGGTTCATGTTCGCTTTTCGCTCCGGCGGCGTGGGGATCACCAACGCCGCCATTCCGGCGGGTGCGATCAGGCTGTTCCGCTTCGCCACCTTGGGCCAGGCCACCGCCGCCGGCGGCGTCCTCGAAGCCCATGCCCGCCTCTCGCGCCACGGCGAAGTGCTGCTCGTTCCCGGCGTCGTCGATGCCGATGACGATGAGGAAGCGATCGACGCGCTGATCGCCTGGCACGATCGCATCCAGCCCATCCTGGAAGAGCGGCTCGCGGGCAATCTCACCGGCTTCTATTCGATGCGGGAGCGGGCGCATGTCCGATAACCGCGCCGGCTTCTTCAAGCTCGCCACGCTCCAGCTTGTCCGCGACGGCCTCGGCGATCCGACGCTCGAGCCCGCCGGCGACGCCTTCCTGTCGCATGCGGAGATCCTGCGCATGGTGCCGGAAAGCATCCCGACGTCCGGCGAGCCGCTCACCTGCACCCGTATCGACCTGAAAGGCGGCGGCTCGATCCGCACCGCCGCCGCGGTCGAGACCGACATTCTCCCGATCGTCGAGGCCGCCCAGGCCGAGGCCGCCAGTGCCGAGCTGCAGCCGCTCGTCGATCGGCTCGAAGCGCGGACCGTGCAGGAGCAACAGCCATGAGCGGGTGCAGCCACGGGCCCACCGCGATCGTCACCGGCCTCCATTGCGGCGAGCGCCGCGACTGGAAGGCCGGCCCCTATTATTGCGTCGCCGCGCGCACCCACGGCCGCAATCGCCACCGCTGGCTGCCCGCCTACGACGTCACCATCGACGGCGCCGCGCCGCCCAGGTCCAAGGGAGGCAAGCAATGAGCGCCTTCCTCGACAGCCTCGCCGCGCAGCCTCAGCCTGACGCGGCCGACCCGCTGGCGGCGGTCTGCGCTTCGCCCGCCGCCGCCGCCATCGTCGCCCGCCGCGTCGAGCAGCTCACCCGCCACGGCCACAGCCCCGCGCGCGACGCCGAGCTTCCGCTTCACGAGCTCGCCGAAAAGGCCAAGCTCTACCTCGTCGACGCGCTCGATTATCTGCGCCGCAACCGGCCCGATCCCGACGATCTCGCGATCGCGCTGCGCAAGCTCGAACATGCCGGCGCCCTCCTCATCGCCAGCCACGACCGCGTCTCGGCCGAGCTCGAGGCGGCATGTACGTCGGCGCTCGGCGAGGACGGCGATGCCTGACCGCGCCGCAGCCGCCGTCCGCGGCGAAGAGGAGGTTATGGCCGAGTTCCAGCGCCGGGTCCGGCCCTGGGGCGGCGCCTTCGCGCTCGCCGTCGAAAGCGGCAGCAGCCCGGCCATGATCAGCCGCATCCGCGCGGGTCGTTCCAGGGTGAATGTCCGCGTCGCCCGCGCGCTCGGCTTCGATCTGGTCTACGCGCCCCGCGCCGATCTGGAGGAACGCCCATGACGGGCGCGCTCGATCACAGCTTCCCGTTGATGTCGGACCTGTCCCGCCGCCCGCCTTTCGCCGTCCCGGTCGAGGAGCAGCTCGCCGAGCTCGACGAGGAGATCGCCCACCGCCGCGCGCTCTACGCCCGCCTCACCGCCCGGCATGTCATCACGCAAGGCGAGGCCGATCGCCTCGCCGCCATCGCGCGAGCGGTCCGCGCCGATCTGGGTTCCCACCAAAGTAGTACTTTGGTGGGGTCCCTCGCCGGCCAGTGGGACCGGAGCGTCACCTGGGACGCCAAGGTCCGCGAGTTGCGCCGCGAGCTCGCCGAGCGCCGCCAGGCTTGGCCCAAACGCGTCGCTAGCGCCGCGCACCCGCTCGACGCCGACACCGCCGCCCGCCGCATGGAGCGCCTCGAAGCCGTCCACTTCGCCTACTGGATCAAGCTGGACTGGTGGGACGGCGGCGGCGTCGCAGAAATCCGCGCGCTCGCCGAAGAACGCTACGCCTGGGAGCTCGCACAGCACCGCGCCGGCAACCCCGCCGCGCGGGCCTTCCTCACCAACGCCGAGCATGTCGCGCTGCAGGAGCGGAGCAAAGCCGCATGACCCAACAAGCACCCGATCATGGGCGGGATGAGCTGGTGGCGCAGGTCACAGCGCTGGAAGAGGAGCTTGACCGCTTCCGGCGTCCGGATGCCCGAGACCTGTCAACGTCTGACCCGATCACGCCGCTCCCGACGTTTGAGCCGCAACACCTTCTGGGAGCCGCCCTCTCGTTTCGCGAGTGGTGTCATTCTGAGATGTGGGGCCGTCCGGAAATGGCAGAGCTACGCGCTCGCCAAGTCGAGACTGCATTCACCCTTCTCCAATCAGACGGTAAGCGGATAGCCGAGCTTGAGGCGGCGCTGCGAGAAGCGCTCGCAGAGAAAATGCGTGACGGCCCGATTAGCGGCGACCACTGGACCTCCCGCGCCCGCACCGCTCTTTCCAAGGAGTCGGGCAAGTGAGCGTGTCTCGGGAAGAGGTGGAGATCGCGCGTGACGGCTGCCTTGTGAAGCCGGGCTACACGGCTGCGACATTCATCGTTCTGGCAGCAATCCAAGCAACGGCAGGCATCGCTGCTTCGGCCTGGTTCGCCGGCGGGTTCCTCGTCGCTGCGCTGATTGCGTTCTGGGAGTCTGGCGCCCGCAAATCCGGACCCTCACCTTCCTCCAATCGGAGTCCCCACGATGATGGAGAATAGCCCGGTGCTGGTCGAGCTGGCGGCGAAGGTCGAAGCGGCGACGGGTCCAACGCATGTTCTCTGGCTGGAGATTTACGATACGCTCCATCCGGGCGAGCGGGACGCGCGCTTTGCCGAATTAAACAAGGCTTACGGTCGGCGTCTGGGTCCGGCTGATCGGGACGGCTACACGCAGCCCAGAGGTGGCAACTTTCTCGCCTCTCTCGACGCGGCGATGACGCTGGTGCCGGAGGGGTGTCGGTTACGCGGCCTCGGGCAGGGCAAATCCGGCGCGTGGACAGCCGACATAGTTGACCGCGACCACCGCTGCATCGGCATTGGATCGGCCAAGGGGCCCGCTCTGGCCCTAGCTGCCGCTTGCCTCCGCTCCCTCGCCAACAAGGAGACGAACAATGCCAGCCAATGATGCTGCTGTGGAGCGGGCCGATCGGCTGCGCAAGCGCTATACTGCTGATGTCCCGCCACCGTGCCGAGTGTGCGGGCGCGAGCTTCGCATTCAGCGCGCGGGCGGAGGCTGCGTTACCGAGTGGGGATGCGACGGGCTCGAAAGCGACCCAGACAATCCGGGCATGCTACGACGCGCGCCTGACTATGATCCGGCCGACGATCACTACATCCGGTCCAAGTGGACGCAATACCGCACAGGCGACCAAGACGTCCTCGACCTTCTCGAATCTCTCCGCACACCCGATGCAGCCGAGGTCGAGCGGCTTCGAGAGGCTGTTCGATATGCCGAAGCCGTGTTCGACGATTATGTCTCGATGCACCATGCGAAGGACACGTCGGACGGTTACGCCAAAGCCGAGCGCAACCGCGCCCACCGCGACAAGATGCGCGCAGCCCTCGCCGCCCTTCCGGGGAGGGGATGATGGGAGAGCAAGTCGAACAGTCGGTCCTAGGCGTCGTTGCGGTTTTCATCGCTCCTGACGGCCATGTCGTGGCCGATTACACCGACTTTGAGCGGAGTGGCTACGGCGGCTTTACCTTGCTGGAAGCGCAACGCATTCGCTGCAAACGGGGGCTTTCCCGCGCCGTTGTGGAAAGGTTCGCTGGCGTCCCCCTGGCTAGGGCAATCGACCAATATCGCGCCGACGAAATCGTGGACAAGATGATCCAGGATCAAGGCTACCGTAAGCACTTCATCATCATCGGTCACGAGGAACCCCGCCCATGACCAATCCCGAAACCTCTCCCGGCGAGCCTTCGCGGGAAGCGCAGGTTGAACAGGTTGACCCACCCGCACCAAAGTAGCACTTTGGCGCGTCCCTCCTCGGGTTCCCATCAACGTATTACTTTGATGGGGTCCGATCCGCCCCGGAGGCCGCATGGCTAAGATCGACATTCCCTTCCTGGTCGGCAAGCCGACCAAGTCCGGTCGCATCAACTGGTATTGGCAGCCCTCGGCCGCGTTGAAGCGTGCCGGGTGGAAGCCGGTCGGCCTCGGCCAGGACGCCGACGCCGCGATGGACGCCGCCCGCGGCCACAATCGCAAGCTCGCCGAATGGAAGGCCGGCGGCGAGAAGCCGGCCGTCGTCAAGCGCCTGGTTCGCCCGCAAACCGTCTCCGCCCTGGTCCGCATGTACCGGGAGGAAGGCTATCCCAGCATCAAGCATCCCGGCCGCCAAGTCGCGCCGGCGACGCAAAAGGAATATCAGTCCAAGTTCCGCACGATCGAAGCCTGGGCGGGCGACGCGCCGATCGCCGCGATCGACGCCGCCCGCGTTGCCGTGCTTCGCGACGCTCTGATGAAGCCCGCCCTCGCCGGCCGCCGCGCCGGTGAAGTTCGCCACACGTCTGCCCACGCCACTCTGCGCGTGCTGCGCACCCTGTTCGCCTATGCCGAGGCCAAGCGGCTCATTCCCAAGGGCAGCAACCCGGCCGAGGATTTCGGCCTCTCCAAGCCCGAGCCGCGCGACCAGATTTGGTGGCCGCCGGCGCGGGAGGCGCTGCTGGAAACCGCGGCGCCTGACGCCAACATGGCGCTCGCGATCGACCTCGCTTTCTCGATCGGCCAGCGCGAGGCCGATCTGCTCCGCTTGGCGATCACGCAATATGCCGAAATCCCGGCCTACAAGATGGACGCCGACGTCCACGCGCAGCTCGCCGGTCCAGACGGGCGCGTGATGGGCATCCGGCTGCGTCAGGCCAAGGGCAAACGCTGGGTCGAAGTCCCGCTGGTCGGCGCCACCCGCGACCGCATCGAGCGGGAGATCGCGCGGGCGAAGAAGCACGGCCTCACCACCATCCTGTTCGACGAACGCCCAATTGCGGATGACGGCCAGCCGCGACCCTGGGGCCAGCCCAATCTGGAGGCCGGCCAGCGCCGCTTCATCCGCCGCTTCGCGGAGCTGCGCGACGCAACGATCGCCCGCCTGCGCAGGTCGGGCGACGCGGCCGACGCCGAACTCGCCGCCGAGATCGAGGACCTGCAATATCGCGATTTCCGCCGCACCGCCGTCGTCACCCTGGGCGAGCTCAACGTCGAGGCCGGACTGATCGCCGCGATCACCGGCCACGACCTCGACACGACCATGCGCATTCTCGACACCTACATGCCGCGCACCACCGGGATGGCCGCCCGCGCCGTCGCCCTCAGCCGCGCGCGGGCCGTGCCGCCTGTCGCAAGGGAGAAGCAGGCATGAGCGCGCGGACCAAGGATCGCCTGCTCATGGTAGCCGTGACGGCAACGCTCGCCTGGATCATCCTCGGCTCGCTGCTGTTGTGAACCTTGGCAGGGCGGACCGGCCACGAACCGCTTGCATCCGCCCACGAATGGGAGAAAGGGCCGGCAGTCCCGCTGCCACGGGACCGCCGGCAGTTCGAACCGGCCTAGATCAGGCTCGGCTGCATGGGATCAGGTCCGCGTTTTCCCGTATTCACTTCGGAAACGCGGCCCTGGTTGATGCCGAGATCGGCCGCGATGTCGTGCTGTATCTCGCCTCGGGCGAGCCGCCGCTTGATCTCACGGTACGTCTTGTCGGTCATCGGTGCGCGCGGGCGCCAGGGCGGCCCGCCATCGTTTTTCGCCATGGTATCACCTTCCATTGGCATCGAATGACGCTTGACGGAGGGCCCGGCCTGTAAGAGATATCTCACAAGCATCGGGGTCACCCAGGTCGCGCGCGCCAAACCAGTTTTGCGCGACTTGCCCCGATCGGAAGGCCCGGCGGTAGGACGCCGGGCCTTCGTCATTTCGATGCAATCACTTCCCTTAGAAATGGCCCAAGTCGGTCTGTAAATAGATCATTCGAGGAACACGCGAAAACTTTAGGGTTTACAGGCCCGTTCCGCTCAGTTTTCCGCCATTTTATCGGGCGCGCGTTGTCGCACGGCCGCGCTAAATATGTGGACGGAAAGTGGGAGTATGATCGAAGTGGCTTCCTTCGGCTTTCTATGTTCCTTATTCGTTCGCTGATGGAGCCGCCGCGAGTCACCCTCAGCCGCCTGGAGCTGGTTCAAAAATTCCTCATTGCCGTGAAGATCGCCTTCTCAAGGCAACGGTCGACGGAAGCCGCTCTGACCAACCCTCGCAACAGCGAGGCGGCCGAGCACAATCGCGATCACGCAGCGCGCCGTCTCGCCGAACATCTGGCTCACGACTTTGAGATTTCGAAGCACGAAGTCACCCGGCCCGCGCAGGGCGACGAGGCTGAGGCGATCCTCGCCAAATTGTTGCAGCTGAGGGAAGAACGCGAGCGCATCGGCCGCGGCTGAAGCTCTCGCCGCGCCGCTGGGCTGCCACCCGATCCTTGCAGTTGTTGAACCGCCCCTTTAGTACCGAAGCGGGTCCGAGCTGTCGCTCCGTTGGAATTCCAACGCAGGGAGCGTTGGAACGACAGACCGGACCCAATCGCAAACGGCGGATTTCCGCCAGATGCGGGTGTAGCTCA